GCAATGCAAAATGGTAATTTTATATATGATATATCAGGTGCAGCAAGATAGTGCTTGACAATCAAATATTTATATTTATAACTATAAAAACAAATTTAGCATAAATATAATCTACCCTTTTATAGATTACTAGGTTATATTTATAATTTAGATAACGCAACAAGACAATTTTTACGGATTACCTGAAACTTGATTGCCCATATTACCTAGCTAAGTAATATGCACCAATAAAGACAGCCTCTAGAATGATTGTGTAAGTTATGCGTGTTGGATACTTATACTTATTTTTTGAGGAGATTTATCATGGCTTTTCCTAAAGCAACTGGCCATAACAATTTACCTAATGGTAATTTTAGCCCAGTAATTTATTCCAAGCAGGTACAACTTGCTTTCCGTAAATCATCCGTTGTTGAAGATGTAACCAATAGTGACTACTTTGGTGAAATTGCAAACATGGGTGATTCAGTTAAAATCATTAAAGAACCTGAAGTTTCTGTTCAAGCCTATAATCGTGGCACACAGATTACTGCACAAGATCTTGATGATGAAGATTTCACATTAGTTGTTGACCAAGCCAATTATTATGCATTTAAAATGGATGATATTGAGGAGGCTCACAGCCATGTAAACTTTTTATCACTAGCATCTGATCGTGCAGCTTATCGTTTGAGAGATCAGTATGATCAAGATGTTCTTGGTTATATGTGTGGTTTTTCACAATCAGCAAAACATGGTGCTGCTGATACAGCTAGAACAACCTCTCCTGGTACCAATGCTGTTTCAACAGCAGGTGATGATGAGTTACTAACTTCAATGAAGTTGAAAAAAGGTGACTTTGCAAACATTACCACAGGTAGTGCAGGTGATCACTCTATTCCTTTAGAGCCTCGTTTCCCTGGAGCAACTGCTGCTTCAACATCAACAACTACACCATTATCAGTAATAGCTCGTATGAGCAGATTGCTCGATCAACAGTATGTAGATACTGCTGAACGTTGGTTAATTGTTGATCCAGTATTTATCGAGCTATTAAAGGATGAGGACAGCAGATTACTTAACTCTGACTTTGGTGGATCAGGCTTGCAGAATGGATTAGTTGCAAGAAGTTTACATGGATTTAATGTGTATATTTCTAATAACTTACCTTCTGTAGGAACAGGCTCGGCAACTACAGGTTCAGCTAATCAAAATACTAATTATGGTGTTATTGTAGCTGGACATTCTTCTGCTGTAGCTACTGCTCAACAGATTACAAAGACAGAAAGCTATCGTGATCCTGACAGCTTTGCTGACATCGTGCGTGGTATGCACCTCTATGGTCGTAAGATTTTAAGACCTGAGGCAATTGTCACGGCTAAATATAATACTGCGTCTTAATAAGGAGATAGACAATGGCAACAGTAGATCAATCAAGTGGTATAAATGGAGGAACACATCCTTCAAGAGCTATCCGTAAGATGCCTTATAAAATCGAAACGGATGTTAATTTAGCAACTGTTACAACAACTAAAGGTTCGGCTCTTGCTACAGCAGATGTAATTCAAGTCTTAGATATTCCAGCTAAGTCTTTGTTGTATGCAGCAGGACTTGAAATGGTGCAAGTAGGTGATGGTGGTTACACTATAGATATGGGTGTTTCAACTGTAGATGCTGATAACAATGTAGATGGAGTTACATGGGGATCATCAATTGCTACAGGTACAATTACCCAACAAGCAGCTGCTTATCAACCTGTAGTTGTAGGATCAGATTTAACTCTAGATCTAACACTTGCAACAGTAAGTGCAGTACCTACAACTGGTGTATTTCGTGCTTGGGCTGTTTTACAAGACATTTCTAATGATCTTGGGCCTGATGAAGTAGATCGTGATCAATTAGCTTAATGCTATATTGTTGATACATGGGTAGCTCTTGCTAAAAGGGTTACCCATTTTTTTTTGAAAGTAAAGTAATGGCTATAACACAGGCTTTATGTACGTCATTTAAAAAAGAATTGCTTGAAGGTAAGCATGATTTTTCTGTATCTGGAGGGCATACATTTAAGATTGCTTTATATAGTGCAGGTGCAGCATTAAGTGCAGGTACTACAAGTTTTACAACTACTGGAGAAGTAGCAGGTGCAGGATATACAAGTGGTGGAATAGATTTAACTAATAAAACTGCTACCTCATCAGGTACAGTAGGTTTTACTAGCTTTGATGATGCTACATTTTCTAATGCATCTTTATCAGTAAGAGGTGCTTTAATATATAATTCCACTACAGATGGTGGTTCTGGTACGACTAATGCTATTTGTGTATTAGATTTTAGTGCTGATAAAACAACAACAGCTAATGATTTTATAGTTGGTTTTCCTACTGCCGATAGTAGTACAGCAATAATAAGGTTTGATTAATGGCAACTAGAACTATATCAAGCACTACTGGTGAATTATATGGTGTTGCTGTATATGGAACATCAAAATATTCAATAAGTGGGCAAATAACAGTTATACCTGATGGAGTACAGGCAACAGGAAGTTTAGGAAGTGTAAACATTACAGCAACTCAATTTGATTACACAACAGTAGCTAATAATTATGAAAGACGTAGAACAGTTTTTGTACATAGAAGAACAACAGCTTCAGATAGAACAGTAAAGGTAGCTTAATATGACATTTAAATGGCCTAGTAAAGACCCTGATGAAACAGTAGATTTTAGTATGGATTGGTCGAGATATTTAAATGATCAGGCAACAATAGATAATGTTACTTGGTTTGTTGATAATGCTTCAGGAGTAAAAACAGAATTAGCTAATGCTAATGATATAGTAAATGGAATACAGTTTGTAGGTAAATCAAATACTAATACTGTAGCTACAATAAATGTAGCATTAGGGACAAATAATTTAAAATATAAATTTAGTTGTCAAATAAGAGATACAAGTGGAACAATTGCTGAGAGAACAGTAACACTTCCTATTAAGGAATCATAATGGCATACAATTATTTAGGACTTGTTAACGAAGTCAATAGAAGGCTTAATGAGGTAGAGCTTACATCTAGTAATTTTGCTAGTGCTTCAGGATTTTATGCACAAGTAAAAGATAGTGTTAATGCTTCTATTCAAGAAATAGATCAAGAATATCCTGAATGGCCTTATAACTTTGTTGAGCAAGAAGATGTATTAACTGCTGGAGTTACTAGATATAGCTTTCCAGCTAATTCAACAACTATTGATTTTGAAAGTTTTAGAATAAAAGAAGATAGTACGTTAAGTAATAGAACACAAAAACTACAAGTATTAACTTATGAAGAGTACTTAGATAGATTTGTTGAACAAGAATATACAAGTGATACAAGTTTAAGAAGTGTTCCTGTATATGTAGCTAAAGGGCATGGCTTAGAATATATACTTTCTCCTGCACCTAATAAAGCATATACAGCAGTTTATGAATATTATTTAACTAGTACAGATTTAATTGATTCTACAGATGTACCTAAAATACCAGAAATATATAGAAATGTAATTATAGATGGTTCTATGTATTATGCCTATATGTTTAGAGGTAATACACAAGATGCAATGGTAGCTGAGAAAAAATTTAAAGATGGTCTAAAAAATATGAGAATGGTTCTAATTAATAAGAACACTTATGTTAGATCAACTATGTTAACTAGAACACAACGTAGTACCTATGTTTATAGATTGGCTTCATAATGCCTGATAATTTACAAACCTATGCTTTTGAATTTAAAGGTGGACTAATAAGTAATTTAGCACCTATACAGCAAGGAGTGCAACAACCTGGCACAGCTAGGATATTAAGAAATTTTGAACCATCTATTGAAGGTGGTTATAAAAAAGTAAAAGGTTATACTAAATTTGATAGTGCTATAGTACCAGGATTTAATACCCCTAAAGTGCATGGAGCTAGTCAATCAGGTACAACTTTAATAATAGGTAATGTGCATTTTACTCCTGTTGCAGGAGATACATTAACAATAACAGGGGTGTCTGGAACATATACAGTAGCATCAGGAGGTGTTAGTCATAGTACTACTACTAAAAGAACTACACTTACATTAACTACAAGTTTAGATAGTAGCCCTGCTGATCAAGCTAACGTAACATTTACTACAGATTCTACAAAGACTATAAATGGTTTAGCTGCATGGCAATCATCAGTAATAGCTGTAAGAAATAATAGTGTATTTAGATCTACAGGATCAGGATTTACACAAATAAATGTAAGTCAATATGGAACACCATTAGTAAATGGTGGAAGTCAAAGTGGTGGTACTTTAAATATTGATGGTTTAACATCAGCACCACAAGCAGGGGATACATTTACTATTGCAGGAGTAACTTTAATTTATACTGTAAGCTCACAACCTACAGTTAATAGTGCAGGAGAAGCAGCAGTATCAATATCTCCTAATTTAGCTAGTAGCCCTAGTGACAATGCAGCAATAACTTTTTTAGTAGCATCAAAAACCAGTACTGCTGTAAATAGATTTGCCAAATATCGAATAGGTACAACAGAAAAAATAGCAGGGGTAGATGGAGCTAATTATCCATTTGTATATGATGCAACAACTTATACACCTTTAACAGGAGCACCTGATGATGTAGAAGGTGCATCACATATAGCATCTTATAAGAATCAATTATTTTTTGCTAAAGGAGATGTATTAACTTTTACTGCACCATATACAGACAATGATTTTGATACAGGAAACGGAGCAGGAAATATAAGTGTAGGTTCTGATATAACTGGTTTAATTGCTTTTAGAGATCAACTAATTATATTTAGTGAAAATAAAATAGATAAATTAGTAGGTAATACAATAGCTGACTTTATCTTACAACCTGTAACTAGAAACATAGGTTGTATAGATTCAGATACTATTCGAGAGGTTGCAGGAGATGTAGTATTTCTTGGGCCTGATGGTATTAGATCTTTAAGTGGATCAGATAAAGTAGGAGATTTTGATTTAGCAGTTATATCAAAACCTATACAAAAAGAAGTAACAGATGTTATTTCAGGAAACTCATCATTTTCTAGTGTCACTATAAAAAGTAAATCTCAATATAGACTGTTAGGTTTTAATAGTAATATTAGTGAGGATGCAGCTACAGGTATTTTAGGAACACAATTAGCAGGGCCACAAGGAACAATGTTTGGTTGGTCTGAGATAAGAGGGTTTAAAGCATTTGTTGCAGATAGTGATTTTAAATCTAAAACAGAAACTGTAGTATTTGCTAATACTAATGGTTATGTGTATAACATGGATTCAGGTAACTCTTTTGATAGCTCTAATATTAAAGCTACATTTGCTACACCTTTTATACCTTTAAATGATGCAGAGTTAAGAAAAACTATATATAAGTTACATTTATATACAGAGCCAACAGGTAGTTTTGAAACTAATGCAAGTTTAAAATTTGATTTAAATGAACAAGGTAGTGTTCAACCAGAGGCAATAGCTTTATCAAATACTGCAGCAGGGCTTTCAGGTGTATACGGAAAGATAACTTCAACGTATGGTACAGCAGTATTTGGGGGTAGATTGAAAAAGAAATTTACAGCACAGACAATAGGTTCAGGATTTAATACATCAGTACAATTTTTTTCTGATGATTCAAATCCTTCATTTTCACTAGATGCTGCAACATTAGAATATGGTACTTTTGACAGACGATAACAACGAGGTAATTTAAAATGGGTACAGGCTACACAAGAAATGATTCAAGTAATAACATTGCTGATGGTAATGTAATTAATGCATCAGATTTAGATGGTGAGTTTGATGCAATAGTTACTGCTTTTTCTACATCAGGACATACACATGATGGCACATCTGCTGAAGGTGGCCCAATTACTAAAGTTGGCCCTGCCCAAAATGTAGAAATTAGTGCTGCTGGCATATCTCCTTCATTAACTAATACTGTTGATTTAGGTAGTACAGCTAAACAATTTAAAGACTTATATATAGATGGTACTGCTAACTTAGATAACATATCTGCTGATGCAGCCAATGTTGTTGGTGCAGTAACATTAGGTTCTACTTTAGGGGTAACTGGAAATACTTCAGTTGCAGGTACTTTATCTGTAGCAGGAGAATTTACTTTTGCTACAGCTAATGTTTCTGGAACACTAGGAGTTGTAGGAGCAGCTTCCGTGGGTGGTACATTTAATGCAATTGGAAACACTTCTGTAGGTGGAACATTTACAGTAACAGGCAATGCTTCAGGTGCTGGAACATTAGATGTTAAAGGTGCAGCATCAGTAGGTGGTGCTACAACTATTACTGGAGCTATATCAGGAGCATCAACACTTGCGATTAAAAGTAATGCTTCTGTAGGGGGTACTTTAAAAGTAACAGGCAATCAAGAAAACTCAGGAACATTAGAAGCTGTAGGCAATACCTCTGTAGGTGGAACACTTACAGTAACAAATAATATTATTGCTAAAGATGAAATTGGTGCAGTTGGAAATGCATCTGTTGGAGGATCATTAACAGTTACTAATGATTATGTAGGTCTTGATAGATTTGATAATGTAGGTGCTGCATCAGTTGGTGGATCATTTGTATTAACTGGAGATATAGATGTCGCAGGTGGTATATCAGGAACAACTACATTAGATATTAGACAAGATGCTTCTGTAGGTGGGACATTAACAGTAACAGGTGGCATGGGTGCTATATCAGGTGCAAGTATAAATTCTGTAGGAAATGCATCCGTGGGGGGTACATTTACACTTACAGGTGCTGCTTCAGGAGCTTCAACTCTAGATGTTAAAGGCAATGCTTCAGTAGGAGGTACACTTGTTGTAACTGGTGCAATATCAGGTGCTAGTGTTAGCTCTTTAGGTAATGCGTCAGTTGGAGGAACATTAACAGTTACAGGTAATCAAGATAATGCAGGAACACTATCAGCTATTGGCAATACCTCTGTTGGAGGCACATTTACTTTAACTGGTGCAGGTTCAGGTGCTTCTACTTTTGATGTTAAAGGAAATACATCTGTTGGTGGCACATTTACAGTTACAAATAATATATCAGGAGCAGGTACATTAGCTATTAAAGGTAATGCTTCAGTTGGTGGTACATTATTAGGTACAGGTGGAGTATCTGATGCTGATGGTAATTTAAGAGATATACCTAGAGGATATGGAAATGTTGCTGTTAATCAAACAATTTATTCTGCTGCTGCAACAGATATAGGTAATCATTTATTATTAGTTTCTTCAGATCAAACAGTTGTAATACCATCTACAGCTAATGCTGTTTTTGCAATAGGGGATATTTTTACAATAGTAAATTCAGGAGCATCAGCAAATTCAACAACTAATATATCATCTAATATGACTTCAATGTTTAGAGCAGGAGAAGCAAGTGCAACAGCAACTATAGCTATAGCTACAAATGGAGTAGCTTCTGTTTTATTTGTAAGTGCAAGTCATGCCTTTGTTACAGGAAATGTGAGTTAAATTATGACAGGAATACATCAACTTCTTTTTACTAACTTTGCTGCTGCTGGGGATAGTAGTA